GCGAATAAATGGGATACGGCAAACACCCGCTCATGGAGTGCCCTTGAATATGATGGCAACGTGTCACCACAACGGCAACCGTTTGCAGGAGCGCCAGCGGGGATAATCTCAGAAAGCCTGTCAGCGGCTGATGATATGAAGTCCGTCATGGGCATATTTGATGCGGCATTAGGGGCAAGAGGCAACGAAACCAGCGGGATAGGCATACAAAGACGGCAAATCCAGAGCGATATTTCAAACTTCCATTTCAC